ATGCCAAAAAAGATTTTATATCGGTTTGTGTTCAACCGGAAAAACAAGCTAAACGGACACGGTAAAGCCCTAATACAGTTACGTTTAACAAAAAGTAGTACCCAAAAATATATTAGTACCGGGGTCTACATTACCCCTAAATGTTGGGACGAAAAGAAGCAAGAAGTTAAACAGGTACCAAATAAGATCGAGATTAATAAATACCTCTCAGATTTTAAATCTAAGATAGAAGCCGAAGAGTTTAAACAAATACAGCAAGGAAATGAGCTTGACTTCAATAGGCTCACGGAAATACTAAACGACACTCCGGACGGGGATTTTATTAAATTCTTTGAAGTTGAAGCGTGGAATTCAGGCAGAACAGATAGTACAATTAGTAATTATAACACCTGCCTGTCCCATATTAAGAGGCACGGCAAAATTAAAAGCTATGCGGATATTACCTACAATAATATTCTTGACTTTGACCATTATCTCAAAAAAAAGGGGTTAAGTAAATCAACAGTTCACAAACAGCATAAGGTCCTCAAACTATTTATTAAAAAAGCAACGGACAAAGGAATATTGAAATTTGAAAAAAACCCGTATTTAAGATTCAAACCTGACGCGCCCGAGCCAACCGATAGAAAGTACCTAACAGCTGAAGAACTCTCAAAAATTGAGAGCAAGGATTTTGAAATCTGTAGAATTGCCCGAGTACGAGACATGTTTATTCTTTCCTGTTATACGGGCATAGGATTTAAAGATTTAGAAAGCTTCACAAAAGAAGATATAGAATTTGAGGACGATGTGGAATGGATAACGAATAAAAGAATTAAAACAAACTCTTATTATACCGTTCCTGTATTTCCAAAAGCAAAAGCTATCCTTGAGCGTTACGACTATGTTTTGCCGATTATAACCAATCAGCGGACAAACGCTTATTTAAAAGAAATTGCCGATTTGTGCGGAATAAAAAAGCGTTTGACGTTCCACATGGCCAGACATACTTTTGCAACAACTGTAACGCTATCTAATGATGTTCCTATTGAAACGGTAAGTAAGATGTTGGGGCATTCAAATATCAAAACTACGCAGATTTATGCAAAGATTTTAAAGCATAAAATATTAAATGACACAAAGAAATTAATGTAATTATTTGCATTGTTTGTAATTATCTGCCAATTTAGCAGCATAAAACAAATAAATAGTACATCAAATGACTGCAAAAGAGGTAAAACAAGCGATAAGAAAACAAGAAACATACAACATTGATTTTCTTAATACGCTTTCAAATAAAAGCGGGATTTCTTTAATGACTATAAACTTTTGGTGGAACGCCTTAAAAAATTAGACTATGACATTTGAGCAAATAATAGAAAGTGAATATTACTATTTGGTAGAAGCTATTGAACACGGCTCATCCGATAGCGAAATAATGGAAGCAACAAAACAAGAGCTTTTTGAAAAAACAGGGTACAAATGGATAAACTAACTGCTATGGATAATACAAAATTATTTGTGTGCGATGACCAAATGGAAGATGCCACAACATTAGAAAAGTTACACGAGCTAAACGATTTTAACGAAATTGAATTAAAAGAGCTTAATTCTTTGGGGATTGGCGAAACTTGTAATTTATTTTTGCACCGGTAAAACGTATAAGATAATGGAAGCAAAAGAACTAAGAATAGGAAATTTGGTATTATGGAACGACGAGATAGTTCCAATAGACTTAATTTCAAAGGAAAGTGTAAATGTATTGCACAATAATTCTGCAACCGGTTGGTATACGGTTGATATAAATGACATTAAACCTGTTGTTTTAACGCCGGCACTGCTTTTAAAATTTAACTTTAAACAAAGCTCAGAACATGTATTCGACCACGATTACGCTGTTTTTGATGCTCCAAATAATTGGAATGATACGTCCGATTACCCTGTAGGAATAGATGCGTCAAACCCTATGTTCTATGGAAGTCCTGAAATTATAATAAGAGCTATATATGCGCATGATTTGCAAAATAAGTTTTTTACTATTACCGGAAAAGAGCTTGAGATGATTGATTGTGAGCCTCAAATAACAGGAAGATTTAACAGGAAAAGCCAAGGGTTACAAGACATTAATGTAGTAGATTATAAAGATTTACAGAATGATTGAATACGAGATAGTAAAAATAGACAAGGCGGTAAAAGAGACCCCCGGCACGTGGAAAAACTTCGAAGCTAAAACCGGAGTAAATAAACGCCGGATAGTTACTTATATTGAGAAGTTAAATAAATGGATAGAACCTTTGGGGTTGAAAATCGAGGTTGTTAAAATTGACAAACCAGTATCATAATTTATAAATATTGCCAAAAATATCGGGTTTTATCAAAATTTGATGTATCAAAAAATACAAATCAGTTTTTGCAAACCCCATTCTCAAAGGCGCAAACTACCCTATCCGTATCTTTCAGTAGTTCCAATTTAGCCGATAATATTTGGTTATGTTCTTTAATCGTTCCCGGCACTTCAAGCTCGTTAACGGCATAAAACATGCTACTTGCTAATCCGTTTATCAATTTCTTTTCCCGTCTCCGGTAGCTTTCTACAGGATCGTAAACGTGCCGGATATTTACAGGAGTAATTACCCTTTCTCCTTTATCATATCTTACCTCGAAATGCGCCCTAAAGGTTACGTGGTCGATTATTATTTTATCGGGCAACTCGTTAAATACCTCATTGCGGATTTTAGCCATACTGAAAAATGGGCAAACATCATATCCTTGTGAAGATATTTGGGCTTTTAGCTTGTCGAAAATCGCATTTTTATCGATTATCCAGTCGCCGTTTTTTGAGAAACTTCCGTAATTATACCAAAATGGGTGTCCCTTTTCATAATCCCCAGTTCCGTACAAATGCCGCTTAATTATATTGACATGTTTACACCCCCATCCTTTTTCCGACGGCGATTTATGGCAATGGTTAGGGCTTCCAGTCTCGTTCATTTTTGCAGAGCATACTGCAACAGTATTCCATATTCCGAAAATAAACCGGTACGGATAAACAGCAGCTCCTTTATATGTAGCTGAAGTTCCCGACCATTTACTAATTATTTCAATAAGCGGAAATAAAGTACGATAGGCGAAAAGGAGACTTGCCCCCTCTATATTAAGAGTTGCGGTCCCCTTTTCGTCAATCAAAGCCCCTAAATTCTTGGCTAATTCAACGGCTTCGGCGTACCTTTTAGAGCTGCTTTTTGTAAAGGTTAGGGTAAACATACCTTATATAATTGATTTCGTTTCTTCATAGGTTATGTCGTTTTCCTGCATATTAAATTCGTCCAATTTTCCCTTTAAATATGCCCGAAAAACTAATTCTGATATTCCGCGACAAATAGCATAACAAAAAAGAGACGAAAAAAAGACACCAATGGAATAAGCGATAAATTGAACATTCGTGTCGCCAAATCCAATAACAAAACCAAGAGCGGAAATAATAATTCCAAGCGTTAATACCGTAACTCCGATTCCATTTATTAATTTATACGAACTTTCTTTTGAGCTGTATTGTATTGTTTTCATAGATGCCTACCTTTTAACTACCATTCCGGACACATACCATTTTATTGTCCCATTTACACTAACGATAGAATTGTATTGTAGCCCAATTATGGCGTTGCCTCCTTTGCTTTTAGCTTCGTTAACCGCTAAATATAGGGCCTCGCTTAATGTTGCAACTCTGTAATCAGAGCGACGATTTCCATCTTCGTAAATATTATCCATAGACTTATTTTCGCGCTTAGCGGTTTCTTTTTTATTCTTATCTACGCCCGAGGTAACACATACGTTGACACTCCCGATTGCCTCATAATCAAAACTTACGGAATTTGCCTCCGTTAAAAATATATCATATTTGGAATAATCAACAAAACTTGCAGACTGCCCGTAGTAAATTACAGGAGTACACGATACAATTGTTACAACAATAAAGAATAAAATTATTTTTTTCACTTTTTGAGGTTTTATTTATGTTTTGATTTATTGATTAACAATAAGTTTTTTATCCGTTGCCAAAAACTAACCTTATAAAAATACCGCCCGCACCCCTCACAAAGCAAGGGTTTTTCTTCCGGCTCTAAACCAAGTTTTTTTGCGCATTTCGGACAGTACTCAGCCATATACTATTATTTTAGACTCATTACCATTAATACACGGTAAAATCCGTTTATATCGGAGAAACACACCTTGAAAGGCTTATAATTTGGGTTAAGGGAAACGCATAAAACGCAATTATCCTCTCCGGCAATAGGTTCTACTTTTTTAATTATTATCCCGTTACATGTATCAAGTACGTACACTTTACCCCACTCAATAAATGCTTTTTCGTTTATCTTTTTAATAAGGACTTTTGCGCCCTGCGGATATTCGGGTGCCATGCTGTCTCCCGAAATTGGTATTGCGAAGTCAACATTTTTAATCGGCGATACTATGCGCTCCCAATCATTTCCGTTATCTTTTAGCTGTACTGTGAATTCTGTTAGGGAACCTCCCTGTGCGGAAATCGGCAAAAGAGGAATCAAATCAGCTTCTAAATTATCTTCTATTTTAGCAGAGTGAGAAAATATTTCATACTCTAATAATTTTTTGATAGACAATGGAATTTCTTTGTCACCGGTTAAATAGTTAGACAATGTCCTCCGAGTAACCCCAATTTTATCAGCCATTTCACCTTGAGTGATGCCCTTTTCGAGCAAATATGATTTAATAGTATCTGCGGTAATTTCCATAAAAAAGAAAATAAATAAGAAAATATTTCTCTTTAATTGAGAAATATTTGCACAAATGAGAAATATTTTCCTATATTTGTAAACGTAAAAAATATATTTCTAACAACACAATGACAAATTTAGGAAATAATAACGCAAAACAAAATACCTCAAATGAGTTAAAAAATTTCATTTGTGCGTATGGTATGGTACCTCAATCGATGCAGGTGCAGTTTAGAGATAAACTAATGTATGAATGCGATTGGAGTACGGAAAAGACCTTTCATCAAAAAAGAAAGGGAGATGTTCGCATCACAAAACCCGAACAGTATTTTATCCGCGAAGCTTTTGCGGGACTTAATATCAATGCCGACAACGGCGAATATATCAAACAACTCCAAGACTAACATTAAAAAATCTGTGCCATGTATAATCCAACTATTGAAGAAATAGATAGCCACAAAAAAAATCTTGTGGAAAGACTAGGATCTAAAAGATATTTGGAAATAATCAAAAGCCAAATTGAGATGATGCCATGGACTTCAAATCAGAAGTTTGAAGAGTATTACCAAGTTCGCGAATCTTTAAAAGCCCTTGCCGTATGAAAGATCATTTAAGTAAGCGTGAGCGTGAGATAGCCGGAAACTTGGCATTAGGAAAAACACGCAAAGAGGTAAGTACTAAACTATATATCAGCGAATATACAGCTGTTGCACATACAAAGAATATTTATGCCAAAACGGGGACACACAATCTTGCGGATATTACTCGCTTAACCATTGCCAAGGCTTTAGGTAAAACTGTACGCGAGATAGAAGAAGCGATTAAGAAATACGTGATTGATACGGCACATCCGCTACGCACAATATTGGCATGTAGCTTCCTTGCAATGCAAATACTTATCATCTATCAAGATTTAGGAGATTTCAACCGCGCTAAACGAGCCAAAGAGACCAAAGTGGCAAAAGCCAAACGAGGTAGAAAAACAAGAAAAGACGATTGCTATTATGCCTAATTCAATAATCGACATAAAGGAGGAAACCGTAACGGTTAAGTATGTTGAATTAACCGCGCTTATTGATGAAATAAAGGGGCTACGAGAAGATTTAAAACGTGAGAGAAAAGAGCCTAAGAGCAAAGCGGAATTACTTACCGCAAAGGATATAATGACTGATTTAGGCATAAGCAGAAAAACATTAGACCGGAGAATGTATGAAAGCGAGAATCCCCTTCCAATGGTTTTAGAGGGGCATAGATTAAAAATAAGGAGAGACACCTATGAAGCTTGGAAATCTTCAATGGGATTATGATTTAGGGCTGTGGAGGCTTTACTGTTAAGGTTAGGGGGTCGGTACTACTTGGCACAAGTCGGCTCCCGCCTTTTAACAAAAAAAACAAACCAAATGAACGGATTAACAACATTCGAAATAGACGAAACCCCAAGGGGCATATTGGTTTCAAAAAAGTTCAGCGGAAAAACTATTAAGAAAACTTATGCGGTTGACCGTGAAGATGCCGAGTTGATTAGAGGAATTTGGGTAGATGAATTTTGGGGAGTAGGTAGAAATTAAAATAGGCAACATGATAAGCACAAAAGACAAAAAAAGAATTGAGGAAGCTGAGTTTCTACACAATATATACTGGGGCAAAATAAGCGCATGGTCAGATGAAGCTGACAGCGAAGAGGCTAAAGAAATTTTAAAAGGCATATGTAACCGCAAGTACCACGAAGAGGAAGCGTTTGCGGGTTGTCTATGATACTTTGGGCGGCGAATATTTAGTTTTTGGAAAATCGAAAATATTGCGGGATGGAGCAGTTGGTAGCTCGGTTGGCTCATAATCAACAGGTCGGGGGTTCGAATCCCTCTCCCGCTACACAAATGGATTGCACGATAAAAACGGCTGTAAGTTAGTCAGTCAATCCGCAGAGAGCATTCCAACGTCCCGATAAGGACGGTATAAACGAACCTGTTAGCGACATGCGCCGAGATACAGGGGGTATCAAGTAAATAGAAGGACTATTGAAATCAATAGCCCTATGAAATAACGTAAAGTCGATTACTCTTTGTAGGGCAACACGGTACTGTGGCGAAATTGGTAGACGCATCGCAAAAGAATATAGACTGCTCGGTCTGGGGATAAGTGTCTATACGAGCGACTATGCTAAGACAAAGTGCAGCACACATGCAGGTTCGAATCCTGCCAGTACCACATTCAGACCCAATTTCCTATAAGTAGGTGGAAAATGAATATAAGTAAACACATCGGGGATGTTTCGCACGAATGCTTTTTGTACCCGATATTTTTAAAACCAAATAATAAATATTATGAAAGTATTAAAGAGTAAAAGTTTCGCAAATGGCAGCGTATATTGCCTACAATTAGAGGATGGGAAACTAATTGAAACAACCGATACATTTTTACCATACTACACGAAAGATGCAATAGGAAGAAAACAAAACTTTCTCGATAATTCCAATTTAGGAAACAGAACAGAACGATGGATGATTGGTGTCAGCTGTATGAGCGGTTGTCCTGTTAGATGTAAATTCTGTGCGACAGGGCAAATGAAAGGTTGGAGAAACCTAACAACGGACGAAATAGTTGAGCAAGTGCAATTTATTCTTGCCAAAAACACAGCATTTAATCCAAATAAAGCAAAAGAGTTTAAGATAAACTATACCCGAATGGGAGAGCCATTCCTAAATATAGATGCAGTTAAAGAGGCTATCGAGATTATAAGCGACGAATATCCACACACACATCATTACATTTCTACAATCGGAGTGAAAGGTTCTGACTTTAGTTGGATAAAAGGCAATATTACATTACAACTTTCATTACATAGCTTAGACGAATCCCATAGGGATTGGTTAATTCCTTTTAAAAAGAAACTTTCAATTAAAGAACTTGGCGAGATTAGAACCGAAAGTAATTTAAAGACTACAATAAATCTGACACTTGTTGACGAATCTGATTTTGACATTGAAGAAATTAAAAAGTATTTCGACAAAGATAAATTCTTTATAAAAATAAGCCCTATCAACCCCAATACTACATCTGAAAACAATGGGCTTGGGAATGGTGTAGTAGAAGGGATTAATCTAATTTAAAAATTTGTGTTATGACTGAAAAAATCAAAAAACAGTTAGAGGAAAACGGCTATGATTATGCCGTTGCAATCGCTACCCAAAGCGAAGTCGAAAATGGTGCAGCCTGTGGTCAGTTATCTATTATAACTGATTAAAGATGGAAACCGGATTAGCTCAGTTGGTAGAGCAACTAAGTACATCGACTTGTATGACGTGTCGCGGGTTCGAGTCCCGCATCCGGTACTTGGTAGTTTGGTTTATGTTTCAGTTTATGTTTATGGGGCGGGCATCTTCTTCGCTCGCCCTTTCTTTAAAAATTAATAAGATATGTGTACAGAATGCTATGGACTTGGCTGTCCGATGTGCAGCGAAGAACCTGAAACAATAGAATGTGAATTTTGCGACAATGGCAAGATATACGTTACTGCCGAAGATGGCGAAGTTGACTATGCAACATGGTTGAAAGCTCCTAAAGATGAACGCATGATTGACGAATGCGAACATTGCAACGGAACTGGAATAGTTGAATTAAACCCAGAAATCTATAACGAATATGCCTTATGAAACGAATAGAACGAATTGAAAAGCTTGAAAAGATGTCTCTCAATATAGACATTACAAGTAAGAAAATTAAGAACATTAGAGAATCCATTTATTACAAAATATTTGGAAATAAAGACAAGCAAGAAAGAGATATTGAAATACAGGTTAAATGCCTTGCATACTGGAAGAATAAATTTAACCGAGAATTAGAATTATTGAAAGTATAAATCAATATAAAAACTACTACTATGGAAAAATTAAGCATTTATCAAAAACTTCATGAAGCGCGGAAATACATTAAAACATGTGGTGCTGAAAAACTAGGTTGGAATGATTATAGTGAATATAAATACTTCTTGCCTGAACAAATATCACAGTTAACTTTTGAGGCAAGCGAAAACCAAAAAATATTACCAATGTTTTCTCTTAAAAGAAATGAATTAGGAGAAACAGGATTTCTAACAATAGTTGACCTCGAAAGTGACCAATCAATTGTATTTGAGATGGCAACTGCAATTCCTGAGATAAAAGCAACAAATGCCACACAGCAAGTAGGAGGAGCAGTTACATTTACAGAAAGATACTTATTACAAGTAGCTTTTGACATCAAAGATAACAACATAGACCCTGACACAAACGACAAGAAGAAAGATAAAGGTTCAAAAAAAGAAGAAGATAAAGAACCTGACACATGGTTGAATAAATGGGTAGATAAAAAACAAGAAAAAGAATCACCCGAATATATTAAGGTTGTAAACAAGGCAAAAGAACAAGGATTGAAAGCGAAAGATTTGCGTCAATATTACAAAATATCGAAAGCTGTTTTTACAGAACTTGAAATTGACTTAAAAAATTAAAACATGTCTGCATCTTCTACTCTATTCACTCAAACACGAGCGAATCAATACATTATTGAACATTTTTCAAATGAACTTCAAAACCATACAATATTATGGAATCTACAATTGAAACCGTTGAAACCAAAGAAACAATTTTCCAAAAGAAAATAGAACAAATAATGAATAAAGAAAAAGGGTTGAGTTATTCAGCCCTTAGAGCTTTTCTTCAATCACCGAAACACTTTTTTAGATATAAGACAGCCCCAAAAACAACAAAGGCAATGGAAGATGGCAAAATCTTTCATATGTCAATTTTAGAACCCGTTGAATTTGAAAACAACTATTGGGTTTTAGATGATACTGAAAAAGTAAAAAAAATAGGTGGAGCAAAACCTAGAGGAACGAATGAGTACAAAACATGGCTACAAAAACAAATCGCTCAAAATCAAGGAAAAGAACGCATATCTATACAGGATTATAACCTGTATAAAGAAATGGAAAAATACCTGCGTACATGTTCTGCGACAAGGGACTTAATGTCGGGATTGTCCGAAACAGAGAAATCAATTAGTTTTGAATACAATGATTTCCTTATAACTGGAAAAATTGACGGATTAGGGAATAATTATATTCTTGACTTAAAAAAAGTTGCAAATGCTGATTTCAACAAAGTAAGATGGAGTATTAGAGACAACAATTACGATTTACAAGCTGCAATATATTCAGCCTATACTGGCATTTATAATTATTATTTAATTTTCATTGATAATGATATAAATGTAACCGTAGTAAAATTATCAAAGGAAACTCTACAAACAGGGTTTAACAAATTGGATAATTCTCTAATCGAATTTAGAAGATGTGCAGAGGAAGATCTTTTTTTATCATCATATGAATTTTATAACCGTGGATTTGTTGAAATCTAAGGTTTCATTTTAGGTAGTAGTAATAAGGGTGTTCATTAAAATATGGGCATCCTTTCTTTAAAGAAATAGAATGAAATTCTACGTAACAAAACCGATCACCAAAAAGGCGGTAATTAACTATATCAGTAAACTACCGGACAACAAAGAATATAAGATTATCATCACTCGCAAAGTAGTTAGACGTACATTACCACAGAACAGACTTTATTGGTTGAAGATAGCTTGTATTTGTGATGAGACAGGAAGTGACAAAGAACAAGTACACGAGGAATTTAAACGCATGTTTCTACCTCGCAAAAATGTAAAAACACTTTCGGGAGAAATTATAGAAAAGCCAATGTCTACGACAGAATTAAGCACTAAGCAATTTACTTTTTTTATAGAAAAGATAGATGCTTTTTCATCCAGTGAACTAGGAATAATATTACCAAATCCAGATGACTTAGCATGGGAACAGTTTTATGAAACTTATAAAGATTGGGTGTAATGAATACATTTTTCAAACTTAACAATCTTGTCTTTGCTGTAATATTTGCAATACTCGCAATAGTCGAGTTATTGGGCTACATAATAAAAGACAAGCCACATTGCATTTACGCTGCCCTCATTATTGCCGTATTTGCAATTATATCATTCTGTGAATATCGAAAAGAATCTTAATTTCTTCTATCCCTTATGAATTTATCCAAACGCAAGTATGCTCCTATATGCAAGAAACATGGTATTCCGAAATACCGCAGACCTAATTCTACAATATGGGTATGTCCCCAATGTCTTATTGAAAAGAATAAGACGAAATTAAATACACCAACAAAGAAGAAAGCAACAAAGAAAAGAAGAAAGAAAACGCCCAGACAAAAAGCAATGGAAAAAGCCGACATGTATTTTAGCAGATACATAAGGCTTAAATATTCGTTCGAAGTAAACGGAGAATTGTATTGCAAGTGTTATACATGTGGAAACATTCATCATATAAAAAAAATACAGCTAGGACACTGGCAACGCCGAGGCTACAAAACAACTCGATTTCACGAAAACAATGGTCGTCCTCAATGCGTAAAATGCAATTATTTTCATTCCGGAGTACCTGAAAAATTCGAAATAAACTTAATTAAAGAAATAGGAATTGAAGAAGTCATTAAACTAAAAGAACTATCTCAAAAGATAGGACATGATGATCTAATTTTCTACACAGCACAAGCAGAAATATTCAAACACAAATTTAACGAGCTTCTAAAGGAAAGAGGCTTAGTTAATCCATGGGGCAATTCAAAAATATACAAACCATCATATAACGTAATAAAATGAGTGGAATAAATAAAGTTTTTTTAATCGGGAGACTAGGGCAAGATCCAAGAGTTAATCATCTTGACAATGGAAATACGGTAGCATCTTTTTCGCTCGCAACGAGTGAATCATATACCGACAAAAACGGAGAAAAGAAAGAGTCCACGGAATGGCACAATGTCGTTATCTGGGGACGTTTAGCCGAAGTCGTAGAACAATATGTTTTTAAGGGAATGCAGCTTTATATTGAAGGTAAGTTAAAAACACGGAACTACGAGAAAGACGGACAGCGACACTATGTAACTGAAATTTTTGCAAATAATATGCAGATGTTAGGAGGCAAGAAGGAACAAACCGCAGCAGAAAATTATCACGATGCCACTTATGCAAAAGACAAGGCTAATACTTACAGTAATAGCGATTTTGAGCCTCAGCAGGATGATCTACCTTTTTAAAATTACATATCAAAAGTAAGTTAAACAATTTAGTTATGGACAAATACATTGCACCGCAACTGTTAGCAGATAACGCTGACAGAAAAGAAAATTACAACTATTTCAAACAATATTCAGAAGAAGAGCTTAGCGAATTTAAAAGCGATTTGGCTGAGGTTTCTTTAGATATTAATGATTTAGAGTTAGAGAAAAAAGAAACAGTTGCACGCTTCAACGAGCAACTGAAAGAGCCTAAAGAAGCACATAAAAAGCTTCTTGTCAATATTCGCCAAAAAGGTGAATTCGTAGAGGAAGATTGTTTTGTAATGATCGACCTTGAAGCCCGCGAAGTTGGGATATACAACCCGAATGGACATTTGGTACATCAACGCCCATGTCGCCCAAATGAGTTGCAGGCAACAATATTTCAAATGAAAAAATCAAGTTAATTATGTCAGAAGAAAAATTTAACATCAACCTTGCCCCTGGCATGGAAAAAGCGGAAGTAATAGTCCGTGAGTTGAAAGAAGAAAACGCACTTCAAGTAAAAGCACCTGTAAAAGTCGATTTGACTGGTGTAATTGGTTCGCCTTTTGAATTTCTGACCAAACGGTTAGACCAAGAGGATCAAATCAATCAAAAGCGTTGCCATATTCTCGTAAACCGTCAGGAATTAACCATTAAACTCATCACCAACGAACACGATGAATATGAAACCGGAAAAGTTAAAGGTGTTCTCAGTCAGCATCCAAAGTTTAAAGAGTTTGGAATCAATTTGGAAAAAGAATGGGAGCCTAACCAGTTGGGGCAATTCTTTAAAATGAACCGCTACTTTTTTGTTGATCGTACCGAAAACATGGAGTTAGTAACTGTATTACTGAACTTCGAAGCCAAGGTTAATACAACTATCGAAAAACAGAAATCAGAAGGTGGAGATTTTAAGGACAACTATTCAGGAGCAGTTACCTCTAACTTGCCCGGAAAATTCAAACTTAAAATACCATTGTTCAAAGGTCGTGAAGCAGAAGAATTGGAAGTTGAGTTCTATGCATCGATTAACGGACGTTCGGTATTGTTGCAGTTGTATTCGCCCGAAGCAAACCAAGCATTAGAAGATATCCGTGACGAGGTGATTGATGAACAAATATTAGCGATTAGAGAACTTGCTCCCGACATCGCGATAATTGAACAGTAGAAATGTGGCTCATTCTGTTCATAATATTAATGCTCTTTGTTTCTATTCGGATGGTCAGGTTTCGAGACAAGAACCGTTGCCGTGGGTGTAAGTTCATTTACTCGCATATGTACAACCCACGAATGAAATATTGCAGCAAGTTTAAATCAAACAGAACAGCATACGGACATAAAAAAGTAAAAGCAAATGACGGGGCGTGTCCAATGTTCGAAGCAAAAAGATAAAAACAACGTTTTGAATTATTCCGCCAAGAATTTCTTTCAAAACAGCCGGATTTGACGTAATGAGAAGAGGTATCGAATCCTTGAAATATAGGTTGTCCTTGCGCGGGTTCGAATCCCGCATCCGGTTCAAAGCGCGCGCTTCACTAAAAGAAGCAAAACAAATGAAAAACGAAAAATACATAGAGTATTTAAAATCGAAGGTTATCATCGCCGAATCGTTCGGATTTGACCCTAACTGGATGCCTGAGATTGCCAAACCGCACCAAAAGGATATTTGCCATTGGAGCATTACGGGCGGTCGCAGGGCTATCTTCGCATCGTTCGGGTTGGGTAAAACTTTCATGCAGTTGATTATAGCAGTTAATTGTATTAAAAAGGAAAACAAACCGTTCCTTATCGCGTGTCCGTTGGGCGTAGTTGGAGAGTTTAAACGCGATAACCGGAAGTTGGGAACTGATTACGAAATAAAATACATAACCGATACCGACAACATCGAGAATTATGAGAATAAAATCTACCTTACCAATTATGAGAGGATAAGGAAAGGAGATATTGATCCTTTAAAATTCTCAGGCGTTAGTTTCGATGAAGCATCTATTTTGAGAAATCTGAAAACTGAAACAACAAATTACATTTTAAGCTATTTCAAAAAGGTTCAATATCGATTTGTTGCCACAGCTACACCTTCGCCAAATGATTTCATTGAGTTGCTGAACTATGCCGATTTTTTAGGAATTGCAGATCGTGGTCATTTATTGACAAGATTCTTTAAAAGAAACTCAACCAAAGCCGGAGATCTTCAGCTATTAGAATCGAAGAAAAAAGAGTTTTGGCAATGGGTAAGTACATGGGCAGCTTTTATCAATAAACCGTCTGATTTAGGTTATGATGATACCGATTATGACTTACCGGAAATAAACATAGTTGAGCATATTGTCGATTACAGACCAAAGGACCGGGCAACCGACAAATTCGGAAATCCCGTACTTTTTAAAGATGCAACAAAAAGTTTGCTTGACACATCACGGGAGAAAAGAGATAGCCTTGAATTTCGGGTTAAAGAAGCAATGCTCATATTAAAAGGGTCTAATGATAATTGGTTGCTTTGGCATCATTTAGAGGATGAGCGCAAAGAGTTAGAGTTTCAACTGAAAGGCTTAGATTATCGAAGTGTATTTGGTTCGCAAACCAATGCGCTGAAAGAAAAAAGCCTTATCGATTTCTCGGAGGGCAAATTTCAATACTTGATAACCAAGCCGAGCATTGCCGGAAGTGGATGTAACTTTCAAGAATTTTGCTTCAATGCCATTTTTGTAGGCATCGACTATAAGTTTAACGATTTCATTCAGGCAGTACATCGCATCTTGCGATACGGACAGATGCAACGTGTAAACTTGCACCTCATTTTTACACAATACGAACAGCATGTGTATAAAACGCTCATGGAGAAATGGGCAAAACACAAAGAACTACAACGTGAAATGATTGCACTTGTTCGCGAATTCGGATTAAACACAAATTTAATTAAATCACAAATGGAAAGACAACTATTTGAAAGTGGCGATAAGCTACAAATTGGCAATGCAACGCTTTACAATAACGACAATACTATTGTTTTGTCGGACGAAAACGAAATCAAAGATAATTCAATTGATTTAATCGTGACATCAATACCGTTCGGAGATCATTACGAATATTCAGACTATTATAATGACTATGGCCATAACAATGGAAATGATGCTTTTTTCAAACAGATGAACTTCTTAACTCCTAATTTGCTAAGAGTATTAAAACCCGGCCATATAGCTGCTATACATGTAAAAGACCGCATCCGTTACAGCTATCAAAACGGCACGTCGTTTACCACTATCGAAGATTTCAGCGGAAAAACGGTAGCACATTACCAAAAGCACGGATTTTATCTGATGGGGAAAATTACGGTAACGACAGATGTTGTCGCCGAAAACAATCAAACCTATCGTTTAGGTCATTCCGAAAAATGCAAAGATGCTATTAAAATGGGATGTGGGTTGCCGGAATACATTCTACTTTTCAGAAAAGCCCCAACCGAAATGAATAACGCCTACGCCGATGAGCCAGTAAGTAAAAGCAAAGAAGATTATCCGGTGTGGTTGTGGCAATTAGATGCACACAGCTACTGGCGCAGTTCGGGGAATAAACATGTTGACCTCGAAACGCTACTGCAGTATGACCTAAAACAGATTGTAAAACAATGGAAGCAATATGAAAAAGAAGGTCTGTACGATTTCAAAGAACATAAACACCTTAGTAAATCGCTTGACGAAAAAGGGAAGCTAAGCCGTAAGTTTATGACTTTGCCCCCTGTGTCGAATAATGTAATGGTTTGGGACGATATCCAACGGACCAACACCTTGAACACAAAACAGACATCGAAGAAAAAGGAGAAACATATATGCCCGCTTCAACTCGATATAATCGAAAGGTTAATTGATTTATTCTCGAATAAAAACGATGTTGTTCTTGACCCATTCGGCGGTTTAATGTCAACGCCATACCAAGCTATGAAAATGGGACGTAGTTCAATAGCTATTGAACTCAACCCTGATTACTACCGTGACGGTATTTTTTACGTGAAATGTATGCACAACGATATTAACATGCCAACTCTCTTTGATGTGTTGGAAATGAAAGGGCAAGCAGTATGAAACCATCAATTGAATTTCTACAAGCTCTATGTTTTGTACTCGCATACATGGTGTTTATTGTAATGATAATATTAACAGGAATACCACCTAAAAAGAAAAAATAGTGAGCGATGGAAAAATATATATTAAAAATAATAGGTGAGTTAGCATACGATTTTGAACACAAAAATTGTTTTGGTAAATATTCCAAAATAACTCCGACAGAGCAAATTAGATTACTTAAAAATTTTGGTAAAGAATTAGTTGAAAAACTAAGCGAAGGCAAAAATACTTACAAAATAATTCAAATTAAAAAGAAAATAGCGGACACCATTACCGGAATAGGAGAAGAAGTAGAAGAAAACATTATTGATATGGTGGCTGATATGTTTATGGAAGAAATCAAATAATAACAAAATGAAAGAAATATTAAGCTATTGGTGGGTATTGTTGATTGCAGCCTTCGTGTGTATAGACACAGAAACAAAAGTAAGGGCAGAAGATAAAGGATACAAGAAGTGTCTTGCCGAAATGGAGGAACAGGTTAAGCAAATCGAAAAATTAAAAGAAAAGTATGATGAATAACTCAATTGAATTTTTACAAGCTCTATGTTTTGTACTCGCATATATAGTGTTTGTAGGAATATTAATAATAACAGGAATACCACCTAAAAAGAAGAAATAGTTATGAAACAGTTTATAAAATGCCCCAAATGTGGAGCAGTACAGTTAGGCACAATTGAAAAAACATTTCCTTTTCCTACCTATATCCACGATTGCGAGAAATGCGGATATACAATTATAGAAAGCGAATGGGATACAGTCCCCGCGTTATCTATTCGTCAACCGTGGGCATCGCTTATATGTAATGGAATAAAAGACATTGAAAACCGCAGTTGGAAATTACCGGAAAAACACAAAGGGAAACGAATATTGATTCATGCGGGATTAAAGGATTATGATTTAACCAATAATGTTTTAAGTGAATACCAAAGAGGGTATATCAATGATCTAAAAAGACCATTGAAATATGGTGCAATAATAGGAAGTGTCGAAATAGTTGATTGTATTAAATCAACAGACAATCCCAATACTGCTTGGGGAGGTTTATATTGTTACCATTGGATTCTTAAAAATCCGATTCCATTAGATACCCCTATTAAATGTACAGGTAAACTATCATTCTTTATACCTGAAATACTATGAGAAACTGTAATAACTGCAAATACCAACATGACAGGAATAAATGCAAACCATTATTCTACAATTATTTTAAAACAAGGTCGGGATGTCCTGATTGGAGAAAAGAAAAGCCATGATAATACCAATAAGCTTACTAATAATTCTCGTGGAAGTGTCCCGTTTAATAGCTGATATAATTGCATAACGTAGATCTGCTATGTGCCGTGCAGTGAAACGGAATGGCATATGAGCCGGTGTTATCGGCAGTTTGTTACACTAAATAAATTTTAAACAATGATGAATAAAGGATTATTTACAAGCAAAACAGAGATGTGGGAAACGCCACAAAACTTATTCGATAGTTTAAACGAAATACATAATTTTGATTGCGACGTTTGTGCTATTGCTGAAAATGCAAAATGCGACAATTACTTTTCTCCTAAAATAGATGGATTAAAACAAGATTGGAGTAATTATAAGGCGTGTTGGATGAATCCGCCATACGGAACTGAAATAAGCAAATGGGTTAAAAAGGCTTATAATGAAGCGCAAAAAGGTATTAAGATTGTCGCATTACTACCAGCTCGAACTGATACACGATGGTTTCACGATTGGATCTATATGATGTATGGAGTGGATGTCGAATTTATCAAAGGACGTTTAAAATTTGGCAACGCAAAAAACTCAGCTCCATTTCCGAGTATGATTGTCATATTTAAGCAGAACCCTTTTTCAAATTGCCGATAACGTAGATGCTGTATGAGGCGTTTTGCCTTGCGAACAGCACCACACTTGATTAGAATTACAAACTTAAATATAAAGACATGAGCAACAACAAAGAAGAGCAAAATGACCTTATACAGTGTGTTATGCACTGTTTATTACCTGAATTAAACAAACTTGACAGTGATGATGAACACAAAGATTGGTATTGCGGAACAATACAACACTTACTTACAGAAGCTAAACGACAAGATGGAAATTTAGCGGTTGCAATATGTAATGCACTTGAAGATTACCTTAAATAGTGCATAACGGTTGACTTGTATGGCAAGGCAGGGATTAGATGTACAATCTTTTCAAGCCGGACCTAAACAACACAAATGAACAAAAATAGCAAATACAGAATACGCCCCTGCTTTGCTATACAAATTGTTATAGGGCGTTGATTTATATTGATATGACAAAAGACACTTATGAACAGGCTAAGTTTATTCAAGATAAACTCTCACATTTTAGGGTTAAAAAGACACAAATAGAACAAATGAAGAAAAGAGACGAAGACAAAGACTTCACTATTGCTCGTGAATTAGCTCACGATGGGATTTGTTATGCTATTAGCAGGTTGGAAGCTGATTTCAATGCCCTATAACTACGTTATATAAGTACATTATAGACGAAATACTTGAAATACAATGAATAAGCTATTAACAAAACAAGAAATAGAATCTAATTTAAGCGAAACAATCAAATGGATGTGCTATGATGTTCTTATAACTGTTGACAGTCAAGTGTTTAATCTATCATTAAAACAATTAAAAGAACAATTAATTGGTGGCTCTTACTGCTATTTCTGCAATGGAAAATACCGAACAAAAAGATGGATTCGAGAGAATTGTGTTAATGTTTTGGGATGCGTGACAGAATAATAAATATATGATGAATTACATTGAACTAATAAACAGGTTTTGGGATGTGAACGAAGAGTATTCCTTCCGACCAACAACAGTTGCTTTATACTTCTATTTATTGAAGATAAACAACGGATGTTCGTGGAAAGAATCCTTTAAACACAACAATAAGAAAATTGAAGCAACGCTTGATATTTCATATAAAAGCCTGTGTGGTGCAAGAAATCAGTTAAAGCAAGCTGATTTAATCGAATTTAAAACTCAGAACGGAATTTCAAACGTAACCTATTCTTTAGCCTTTGGAAAAAAGGACGAGGTAACGGCAGAGGTTCAAGGTGAGGTGTCGGACGAGGTAACGGGCGAGGTTCGGACGAGGTCAGGGATGAGTAAAGATAAACTAAACAAAACTAAACAAAAGAAAGAAAGTAACGGGATTAAAAATCCCTCTCCCTCAAAAAAAACAATTGAACAAAGATCTTCTGATTTTATGAATGAGATCTGGAAGGTTGCTAGTGGGACGGACTATGAGGACAAGGTAAAACTCCGTAAATTTTACGAGTACTGGAGCGAACATGGAACACGGGATAAAAAGATGAGATTTGAGAAACAAACAAGCTTTAATATTAAACGCAGACTTGGAACTTGGTTCGAGAATGATAAAAAATTCAACAATGGAACTAGTACGAAGTTCAAAAATGAAAGTGTAAACCAATACGATAAAAAGTTATAAGATGGAACTTGAAGATATAAAAGCACGAATTGCCAATGAGATTGGGGTAAAACGGCTACGAGTACCGGAACTTACAAATGTGCCGGGAGCTGTCAGAATGTTTAGTGAAATAGCTAATGAATTTCTGAAAAAGAAAGAAAAAACATTTGATCGCGAAATCGTAGCGGAGCAGATACAGACACTTATTAATTGGGCTTACATGCTAGGTAATGATTTAGATTTCACAAAAGGCATTTTGTTCAAAGGTCATACGGGAACAGGGAAAACATTCTTGTTTAGAGCTTTCAATTATTTTGCAAAAATTGATAATCTATTTTATTCGGAAAATGGGAAAAACCTACCGATTTCGGCAAAGATTGTAAATGTAAAGAAAATTGCAGGAGAATTTCAATCGCCTCAAGGTGGTTATTCTGTTATTCAGAAATATGCAAATTTCCCTTGTTTGGTTATTGACGACATTGGTAAAGAGCAGGAAGAAAGTATCAGCTTCGGCAACAAAATGAATGTAGTTGAAGAAATTATTAGCATTAGAGAGGAACTAGGAATGTTAACATTCGGGACAACAAATTTAAACCGAATGGAAGATATGTATGACGACCGCACAATTAGTAGGATGAACCTATTGTTTAATGTAATTCCTATGAATCACAAAACAGATTTTAGAAAGAAATAAGTATGAAATTTAGCGCATATTCTATACCGGGCATAACAGATACAAAAGAGGCATTCTTTATAAAAACATGTAGCATTTTCGAGCAAGATCCTGTAAAGGTCAGGACTAATAATAAAAACAGAAAGCGCGAGTATGTTGACATAAGAAATGTAACAATAGCTTTATTCCGGATGTTTTTAAAAAATCCAACCGGTGACGACAGAATGTCTTATGCAGAAGCAGGCGCATATTTCGAAAAAGATCACGCAACTGCAATGCATAGTTGCAAGACGGTTAAAAATCTATATGATACTGATAAAATATTCCGAAATAAGGTAAGCGGTTTATTTAAGGGGCAAACGCCTGAATTTGACAAAATGGGCTAATCAACAGATTATTAAACAAAGCTAAATACCACGTCACCCCATGAAATTTAGCTTTTGTTGTGAGGAGTTTTAATTGATTTCAACAACTAATTTTTTTAATTCCTTATTTAAAAGCTGATTACACTCTTTATTTTTAAGCATTTTTTTTGTTATCTCAAATCCTTGTTCATATTTATCGACAGCATCTTCGTTCAAAAATTTACCTTGTTCAAAATCAAGTTCAATTTTGATGCAATAATAGCTGAAACTTAATAGAATGATATAATCTCTCAATTCCCTGACAAGTTGTAGATCATTAGTTTTAGATTCAGATTCAGCGCTTGTCTGGATAAGTTTTTTCGTATTTACTTGATTGTGATAGCAAAAGTTAAGTTGTTCATATAATCTAAAAGGTAAATGTTTTGGAAAAACATCTGACTTCAAGATTGTCTTGATCGTGAGAGGAAAAGGAATTTCAAACTTTCGACTAGATCCAACATGAAGTACATCTTTATTTTCAATATGTTTTCCATGAAACTTGTTTAGCTCATCATAATAAATACTAATTACTAAATTTTGAGCTGTTTCAATGTCCTTTTGTGCTACATATAAATATTTAAATGTGTTATCTCTTTCTAACTGCTTATTTTCAACATTAGTCAAATATAGCCCAAGAGTTACACCTAAAAAAGTACTAAAAATTCCCACTATTGTTGCTAAAACTAATTTGAGCTGATCACTAATTTTCTTTTCAACAAACAAAGCACCGGAAAGTGTCAATAATAAAAGAATTACAAGTGAAATAATTGCAAGTTTTCCCATATCTAATTTTCATTGTTATACAACAATAAAGCTATTTTATAAAGCGTTATTCTATATTCTTACCTAATAGCAATTGTGATATATCATTTAATTCTGTGTTCTTACCCTGCTGGTTATCTTTTCTCATTTCCGAAACTAATAATGTATAGGCTTTATTGGATTTTGGATTATCTAATACTGGTCCTATTCGTTCGAAATTAGCTGCTTTTTTAATTACCAAATTACCACCATAAACAGACATCCTAGCTTTAGCATCTGTCAATAAAATCAAATATTCCATTTCTTTCTCTTTATCTGAAAATCTTTGAGTTATTGCAAGTCCAGCAACTGCTTTGAGAAAATCTGTATATGCAGTCGTTTTCAGTAGGTTTTGCTGTTTTTTTGTTTCATTTTTTTTGGAGAAGATAAACTGTACACTAGCTCCAATGATTACACCAATAATAGGTAATGAATATTTTATTATTTCATCCATATTATTTGTTTACTTTAAATTTGATTTTCTATTAAAACGCCATCTTTTATTCGAAGAGAATGAATAATAAAGATCTTTATAATCTTCGTTTAGCTGTCCAGCTTTAATTAACCTGTCAATATCTTCAACTTTAGTTCCTGCCAAATTGCAATAAAGTTTTGCACTTTCGTGAAGCACTGCCTGACTCAAACCTTCAGCTCTACCAACTTCGAAATTGGATATTTCCCTATTTCCAATTTCTGTTTTTGCTTCTTGGATTGCACCAAGAGCCATTGCAATATTATTGTGTAATTCCACTGCTTCTAATGTAATTATTCTTTTAATCTTTCTATTCTGCGAATATTGCCAAATTCCAAATGCAAAAGACAAAATTGTTATAATTGCACTAATGGATTCAAGTGTGAAATATTTATCCATTTTTTAATCCTTTTTAATAGTTAAATGAATCTACATAAAAAAGAACTGACATTTTATTTATCGTAAAATAAAAGCCATTTTAAGTAGTAGATTTTGATTTAATGTCCCTAAAGATAATTATTTCTCGTTAAAAACGGCGTTAATAACTTAATTACGGCTCGCACATAATTATACCTACCTTTGTTTTAACAGTAAAGCCCGCCCATTGATATGGGTAGGGCTTTTTTTATGTAAAAATGTGGTTATGAAAATAGAGGTATTTAATAAATCAAAACTCCCTGTGTGTGATTTTGAGGAGTTTATAGAACTTCAAGAGGATTTTAAGATTGAAGTTCCCGAAAAAACGCTCAAGCTCAAAAACATTGTTATCGAAAGGGGCTTTAAATACCCCTTTGTTTGTTGGATAGATAAAGACGGTAAGAAATACATAATAGATGCACACCGTAGAAAGATAGTTCTTACCATGCTAAGAGCTGAAGGTTGGCAAATACCGCCCGTTCCCTATTACGAGGTACAGGCAAAAACAAAGAAAGAAGCCGTTGAGGAAATACTTCTATTTAACTCAAGGTATTCGGACATAAATCCCGAAACGGGGCTGTTCGAGATGTACAAAATTGATATTGAAAACTTACCTATCGACATTGAGGAGATAGAAATAAATACCGAAACGGAGAAAATAAACTACCAAGAACCCGAGGAGGGCGAGTTTGAATCTCAATACGGTGTAATAGTAATTTGTAAAAACGAGGATAATCAAAAAGAAATATTTGAAGCCTTACAAGCGCAAGGATATGCATGTAAGGTAGTGGTAACATAATGTGGTAATTATGATAATTAATGTGGTAAACCGGTGCGAAGATTATAATTCGTACCGGGCATCCCGCGTAAAAAGTTTATTTAATCCGGAGCGCGGGAACGAGTTTATACTCAAAGATGAAATTGACATTCCGGACGAGTGGCAGATTGGACTAATTGTCGGGCCGTCTGGCACAGGTAAAACAAGCATCGGCAAATCGTTCTTTGACACAAATAGGATTATAGACATATATTCCGGTTGGGAAAAAGACAAGCCAGTAATAGACTGTATCGCTCCAAAAGGAGATTTTAACACGGTAACGGGCGCGCTTGCAAACGTAGGGCTTGGAGACGTACCGTCGTGGCTAAGACCGTTTCACGCTCTATCAAACGGGCAACAATTCCGTGCGGGGTTAGCCCGTGTAATGGTAGAAGCCCCCGATAATTCCGTTGTTGATGAGTTTACATCGGTAATCGATAGGCAAATTGCAAAAATCGGGGCGTTGGCATTCTCTAAGGGTTGGCGAAGAAACAAGGGGAAGCGTATTGTTTTACTCAGCTGTCATTACGATATTATCGAATGGCTACAACCCGATTGGGTATATGACACAGGGAATAAAACCTTTAAAAAAAAAACGAAATCGGGAAACGGCCAGAGATTGACTTGGAATTTTGGAAGGTTGACTACTCATACTGGCAATTGTTTAAGCCACATTATTATTTAGACTTACCGATACCTCCGGCGGCGGAAGCGTTTATTGGTGTAGTAAATGGAGAACCTGTTTCGCACCTTATGGTTTCCCCCTTATTTACGGCCAATGGATATAGAGCCACGAGATTGGTAGTTATGCCCGAATGGCAGGGCGCAGGAGTTGGAACAAAGTTTTTAAACTGGGTAGCGCAATATCATTTAGAGGGTAACGGACGAAAAAACAAGAAATACGGGACATTCTTCCATACCTCGCACCCACAGCTCATAGCTTATCTGAAACGCTCGAAACAGTGGGTGCAAAAAAGCGCACAGCTATATGGGGCGAATAAGGCAAGAAGTAAAGCGTCTATAGCAAAGTCGGGGAATAAAGTAGGCACTGGATATGGAGGTCATTTTCGGGCAGTACAGGGGTTTAAATATATCGGAAATGAAAGATAAAGCGAGAAAAGCAATAAGAAAATTATTAATAAGGCTTAAAGTAAAAAAGCCGACATTATTTGAAATCTATTACGGCTATGGAAAAAGGTAATTTAAACGTATTTATTTCGGGGCAAAAGTATTTTGGGGCAGAGGTACTAAGATTATGCTATCATAAGCTAAAATTAAACATTATCGGGGTTTGTTGCCCTGTAGATAAGGACAAACCCGACAGACTTTATTTAGCAGCTAAAAGATTAATGATTCCAATAATACCTGCAGGTACATTAAACGGGGATAGTTTCCCCAACAATGTGGATTTGGGGATAGCGGCGCACTCGTTTGATTTTGTAGGAAAACGGACAAGATATAAAGCAAAGATTGGATGGATAGGATACCATCCTTCTCTCCTACCTCGACATCGCGGACGGGATTCGGTAAGGTGGGCAATAAAAATGAATGACGCAATAACAGGTGGCTCAATATATTGGTTAAACGCCGGAATTGACAAGGGAGATATAGCTGCTCAAGATTTTGTATTTATTTCCACATCAGACACACCAACATCGCTTTGGAGAGAAAAACTCCTACCTCTTGGAATAATCCTATTTGAAAAAGTTTTGAACGAAATACGAGCAGGGAAAATGCCTCGCAAACCGCAAAGTGAAGATTGCGCAACATGGGAGCCGGGTATTAATCCACCGCCTGTATTTAAACCGGATTTATTAATGATAGAAAATACATAATTGTAACAGTGTAACATTTTAATGTAACGGGCAAAAAAATGAAAAAAGAAATTATACGAGAATTTGCGAAAGACCTTTATACTCAATTTGACAACGATGGAAACAAACTCTACTCGCTACGGGATATATCTGCTAAAATAAAAGATGAATTTAACAGAAGTGTAACACATGTTACAGTTGGCAGGTGGGCAAAGGATGATGATTGGGACGAGGTTAACCAAAAGATAAAACAGCACGCTATTGACAAGGCAAATCAAACCGGGTCATTTTCTCCCGAAGAAAAAATAATAGATGCCCGCTCAGATGATTTAGCGGAGGTTTACAAGTATGGGAAACTTATGGCACAGATTGGCACTGATGTTTTACAAACAGCCTATAAAGTGGGCAAGGGACAGGGCGGGCAAAAAAACACAGAGATTTCCGTAAAAGAAGCAATATCTGCAATGCGAACAGGGGCGAATATTGTATTTCGTTTAAATGATATTCCCGACCCCGAAGTTACAACTTCAGGAGTATTAATAATGCCTGATAACGGTAGGTAATGAATGAAAACTATAATCTTAATATTGCTATTGATGTCAGGTAACGCGATAAAACCGCAAGAGGGCTTTCAAATGGATTTTTTGTCCACATCTGCCGATGTTGCCATTGGTGGAGGAGCTGCGGGTGCGGGTAAAACATTTACCTTACTAATGGAGGGCGGTCGCAATATTGGGGTTAATGGATATGCGGGGGTTATTTTCAGAAAAACATATCCGCAAATTAAAGCCCCCGGAGGATTATGGGATACGTCAAAATTAATATACAATGTAGTTAGAGGTAGACAAATAGAATCGGCGCACGAATGGAGATTCCCGTGTAATAGTAAAATTAAGTTTTCACATTTAGAATATGAAAAAAACGTGTACGACTGGCAGGGGTCGCAGATACCGTTTATTGGGATGGACGAACTTACGCACTTTTCAGAAAAGATGTTTACCTACCTGCTTTCACGTAACCGTTCGACATGTGGAGTAAAGCCATACTTTAGAGCGACATGTAACCCCGACCCCGATAGTTGGGTAGCCGATTTTATTAGTTGGTGGATTTGCCAAGATGACAAAAGTCCGCTATATGGTTATCCGTTGGCAGATAGAGCGGGAAAGCTCCGCTATTTTATGAAAGAAAGCGACGAGTTTATATGGGGCGATACAAAACAGGAGGTAATCGATAAATGCCAAAACACCATAAATGAATTATTGGAGGCTGATCCCGAAATAAATCCGCAGGACCTTATCAAGTCCGCTACATTTATACCGGGGGATATTTACGGCAACAAAGAGCTATTAAGAAAAGACCCCGCATATTTAGCCAACCTGTTAGCACAAAGCGAGGAAGATCAACTAAGACTATTAAAAGGCAACTGGAAAATAAAACTGGGCGGCGACGACCTTATCAATTTTACTAAGCTAAAAGACTGTTTCGGTAACGAATACCTCAAAGGCGGACGTAAATTCATAACCGCCGACATTGCTCTTAAAGGATCTGATTTGCTTGTTATAGGCGTGTGGGACGGTTTCCGGTTAATAGACATATTTATCGAATCAAAATCAAAAGGCGATAAGGTAATAGACACGCTAAAGATGGCGGCTCGAAAATACGGCATACCACAAAGCCATATACTCTATGATGATGACGGTGCAGGCTCTTTTATCGACGGCTTTATTAAAAATGCACGTGCCTTTAAAAATGGCTCAAAAGCACTCAATGGGGAGAACTACAAAAACCTCAAATGCCAATGCTATTTTAAAATGGCGGATAGAATTAACAAAGGCGGCTATTCAATTGCGCCGGAGGTTCTTAAAAAAGTAGTTAACGGCAAAACTGTAGAAAAGCATTTGATTGACGAGCGCAGGGCAATCAAAAGAGAAAAGCCCGACAGCGACGGCAAATTAGCGGTTATATCTAAAGAAAAAATGAAAGATATAATCAAACACTCCCCCGACTTTATGGATATGTGGATGATGAGAGAATGGTTTGAGATGGTAAACATACTATTTGACGAATCGGAAAATTACAGCAAACAAAACTTAGGAATATTCTAAAAACAAATAAAATGGCAAAAGAGGTTAAAATTACGGACGGTAGCGTAGCCGATATAATTAAGCGGATAGAGGCTTTGGACGAGTCATATAAGCTATATGAGAACAAAGCCGGCTCGCAGTCAACAAGTGCAGAAGATTTACAAAACATATACGACGGCGAACACGCAATTTTGTTGCGCCCCGATAAAGACATTGAGGCAGATGGAAAAAGGAAGAGTGTCCACACTGCAAAGGTAGCACTTAACTATCAGGAAGACATAGTCGAGTGTGCAATTGCCTTTTTGCTCGGAAAGCCCGTAACAATAGTAAAAGACAGCGACGGTGGCGAAGATGCGTTTGAGTGTTTGTCCGAGGCTCTGAACGACATGCACTTTCACAGCCGGTGCAAGGCGTTAGCGAGAAAACTTTTTGTGCAAAAAAGAGCCGCGAAACTATATTTTATCAAAAACCCCGACGGTCCGAAAGAATTGCAAAGCGTTTCTTCGTTGGTTTTGTCATACGAAAATAGCGAATTTAAAAGCGTGTTCGATGGGGCTAATTGCATGACTGCATTTATGAGAAAGTTCAAGCAAAAGCGGCTAATCGACGGCAATCCCAAGGAAGTTGAAATGTGCGAAATATACACCGCCGAAAGGATAATTTACGCCGAAAATATAGGCGAATGGAAAAAAACGTTAAACTTAGAAAACCCCTATAAGAAAATCCCCGTGGTTTACTATTCACAGGATAAAGCCGAGTGGGAAACTGTCCGAACGGTAATTGACGAAACCGAAATGAGTTTTTCTAAGTTTATCGATACAGTAGATTATTTTTCTAAGCCAAAGTTAAAGGTTGCCGGAAAACTTGCCAATATGCCCACAAAGGGAGAAGTTGGTGAAGTACTGGAAATGGAGTATATACCTACTCCCGACGGCTCAAGTATGGTAAAATCGGAAGCTGATTATCTTACATGGCCAACTCAATCAGAATCGCAAAAGCTTATGTTTGACTTAGCCGAAAAGTTTATTTATCAGTTTTCAAGCTCTGCGGCTATCGACTTTCTAAATATGATAAAATCGAACATTGGCGAGTTGTCGGGAACGGCACTTGAAGTTCTTTTATTAAAGCCGTTAATGAAAGCTTATAAAAAACAAGAGCTTTGGAATGAAATGTTAAAACGCGAAATCAATGTGGTTATGGCAATGCTCGGAACAATGAACGCCAAATATGCCAATGATTTCAAGAACATGAAAATCAGCATAAACTTTAACTCTATTTTGCCCAAAAACATATCTGATATTATTGATGATTTAGTACAGGCAAAACAGGGTGGGATAATCAGTACGGAAACGGCTGTCGAGTATAATCCAATGGTAAAAAATGCGCCACAGGAGAAAGAAAGAATAAAAAAAGAAAACAGCGCAAACGCTTTAAATAGTATTGCAGAATCGGAGGTTTAATGTTTAGGTTTGAAGTTACAGAAATACCTTTTTATAAAGGGAATTTGATTGTTTGTGTTTCCAATGAACTGGAGAAAATAAACAAGGAATTTGATATTCACAGGTCGGGCGAAATATTTGCACATTCATATCAGTTTGATTATCAGAGCAAACAGGCTTTTATGGTACTGCTTAACCCTAATTGGGAATACGACAATATAACTCACGGAATAATCGCTCACGAGTGTTTGCACATACTTAGTTTTGTTTACGAAAACCGAGGTGTTAGAAAGTCGAAAAACAACGACGAACACGAAGCCTACTTTTTGGGGTGGATAGTTACCGAAGTTTATAAAGCCTTGGATAAGTTCAAAGTTATGAAACAGATAAAAGTAGCATGATAACTAAAAAGGAACAGGAATTTTTAAGGCTTTTATTATTACAGGATCGGAAAATAAAAAAACTCTTTTCCGAAACCATAAACCAAGTATCGGGGCATTTAAACCAATTTGCGCCTGTTGACCGGGCTTTGATCGCGAATGACATTTGGGTAAAAAACAGCCGCATCGAAGCTAAAATTGAAAAAGCCCTTACCGATTTTCAAAGTCAATACACCGTACTGCTTACCGATGCAAAAGCCGAGGCTATGGGCATATCAAAGCAATATGGGGACGAGCTTGTAGAATCGTATTTAAAAAGGCTACCTGTTACTGCAGTTGTCAAAGAGGGTATTTCCGTGCGATCGCTAGAAGCGTTTAACGCATTTCAAAAAAAAGGGTTGGCAATAAGTGGGGACGTGTGGAAAACTACGCAAGCCATGAAAGACCAAATAGCCTTTTACGGGGCTTCGGGCATTGCAAGCGGGCAAAGCTCTAAACGAATATCAACAGATTTAAACAACTACCTACAAAACCCCGATAAACGATTTAGGCGGATAAGGGACAAAAAAACGGGGAAACTTAAATTAAGCGAACCCGCCAAAAATTTCCATCCGGGGCAAGGCGTGTACCGTTCAAGCTACCAAAATGCGCTTAGAATGGCACAAACTGAAACCAATATGGCATTTAGGCACTCCGACCAGGCGAGGTGGAGCGGGATGGACTTCGTTAACGGTTACGAGGTTAAACTTTCGGGTGCGCATCCGGCAGATGACATTTGCGACCACATGGCGGGAAAATATCCAAAGAGTTTTTTGTTTGGCGGTTGGCATCCAAAGTGCATCTGCTATATTGTTCCGATAATGTCGCCAACAAAAGATTTTGTAAACTATCTTAAAACTGGCGAGCTAAACAGCAACAATGTAGTTACATCAATTCCGAAACGAGCGCAAGATTATGTCGATAAAATGGCATCGAAATATGCAAGGTATAAATCTAAACCTTATTTTATTAAAGATAATTTTACTTTTAGTAGTGGAAAATATCAATTAAGAAAGAATGTAACATCTCCTAAGTATGCAACATTAGCCCAATTTAAAAACATTCCAAAAGAAGTTTATAAAAAGAGAGCAAAAGAGGTACTGAATTATGCAAAAGATAATATCATAGGGAAACAAATATTCAAGCACAGAGAATTTGGAGACGGCAAAATGATATTTACCCGTAACTCATATACTGAAAACCTAAGGTACTCAGCGGATTTATTTGATGATAAAGTTGAAATATTAAAAAATCCCATAAAACACCTAAAGGAATCAACTTATGATAGATTTTCAAGTAACGTATCAGAAAAGAAGGCTAATCTTGTTTTAGGTTATTTTGTATTTAAGGGTAAGTTTAAAGGTAAAAATGTTGAGTATTTAATTGAGAAAAGAATTACCGGAGAGATAATTTTTCACTTCATAAAATTTATAAAATGAAAAATGCAAGTTAGCCAGTGACTTTGTGCTGAATCTTACTCAGGAGGTATGGCTTACCTGCATTATCTGTACAAAGATATGAAAATCGAAAATAAAATCCAAACGTTAACAACGGCGTTAATAACTCAATTTGTGAATAATAATACATAGCTGTACTTTTGAAATACAGTAAAGCCTTGCCCGTGTACCCGCGGGACAAGGCTTTTTTTATGCAAAATTTTACAAAAAGTTATTTGAAACTATGTATGAAAATATTTTAAACGCTCTGAAAACCAAGTTTAAAGGGATTCCGAGCAAAGTGCTTGAACTACGGGCAAAGAATTTATCTAAGACCGTAACAAAGGAGGAGGATGTACAAACCGCAGTTGACGGGGTGACATTTGAAGACTTATTCGAAGCATACGGGGACAGCAAAGTCACAAAAGCGACTGAAACCGCATCGAAAAAAGCAATCGAAAAATTCCGTAAAGACCACAATTTGGACGAAAACGGAAAACCTATTGCAAGTGGGGGTAGTTCTGATGATGCCGATGATGACCCGAATAATGGAGGCGAAGAAATGCCCACATGGGCTAAGAAAATGTTCTCCAAGGTAGATGAACTTTCGACAGTTGTTGACGGCGTGAAATCCGCAAAAGCAAAAGAGGAAAGGTCAGCTACAATTTCCGGCAAGCTTAAAGCTGCAGGAATACCCGACAAGTTGCATAAACGCTTTACCGTTGCAGATGATGCCGATGATGAAACTATCGACACGGCTGTTACGGAATTTAAGCAGGAACTTAACGATTTGGGTATTGCGGGACTTAAAGAACCGGGCGGAGGTGGTAACGCCGAGCTGTCGGAAGATGAGTACAAAAAACTCATGGATGGCGAAAACGGCGAAAGCGACCCCGGAACTGTAAAACTTGATGTTTAACGAATTTAAAAGTTAAAAATGTACGTAGAAAAGAAAAGCGAATATCAAAACAACCCCGTTATAAAATCTAAAATTGAGGTTTTAGCGGGAGGAGCTACGATTGCCGCCGCCGATTTTGATACTACCGGTTTTTCGGAGTTGAAAGCGGGCGCAATTGTGGGCGAAGATTCCAACGGGCTTTTCCACGCACTTAAAACCACAAAGGTTTATGCCGCGGTTGCATCAGATGCAACTAAGGTTCAGGTGTTAAAGGATAAGGCGCATGGGATTATTGTAGGCGACATCATTGTAGATACGGGCAAGACCTTAAAGGCTGTTACCGTTTCGGCAATTAACACATCTAACGATGATTACGACGAAATTACCATAAGCGCAGCTATGGGAGCGTTAGCCAAGGGCGATGTTATTATTATTGCATCCGCCGTTGCAGATGCTGGCGCAGGAGAATATAAGGTTACACCAGTCGGTGTAACAATTAACCCGGTTGATTTAACGAAAGATAATCAGCCCGTGGGCGTTCTTTTGAGGGGGTCCGTTTGCGAAGCAAATATGCCTCAATATGTAGATGCAACGGCTAAAAAACTTTTGCCATTAATTCTTTTTCAATAGCCAAGAAAACAATTAAACAATGGAAAGAAGCTTAATAAAAGAGGTTAATAAAAAGAACATGGCCGCAAGGTTTACTAATAAAACCGTTGTGCCTGTTTATTTCCCTAATTTCTTCGGGATGAAACCCGTGAGTTACCTCAAATGGGAAACACTGCAAGCCGAGAAGGGAGTACCCGTAATGGCTGATGTTATCGCTTACGATGCAACCGCACCGATTAAAACCCGTGAGGTTGTAAACAAAATGGGCGGCGACATTCCTAAAATTGCCATTAAACGTGGCATGAACGAAAGTGATTGGAACGAATATACTCGTTTGTCTGCATTTGCAAATGGGCAAGCGGATTTGAAAGCAATCTTGGACCACGTGTTTGAGGATTTCGATTTCTGTTATAACGGTGTACGCGGTCGTATGGAGTGGCTTGCTATGAGAGCCGCATCAACCGCTCAAATTATCTTGTCGAAAGATAATAACGCCGGAATTGTAACAGAAAAAACCGTTGACTTTGGCGTACCGTCGGCAAACAAAACTGGGGTGTCTGTTAAATGGTCAGTTTCGGCAACTGCTACCCCACTCGATGATATTGAAACTGTATGCGATACCGCCGAAAAGAACGGTCGTAATATTCAATATGTTGTTATGCGTAAAAGCGATTTCAACTATTTGAAAAAAGCAACCGATACGGTTAACAAAATCAAAGCGTGGGTAAATTACCGCGGTAACTTGCAGGTAACCTTGGAGGTTATAAACGATTATATGGCGGCTAACATGCTTCCTAAAATCGTGGTAATTAATCCGTCAACACGTTACGAAAGCGCAAGCAACGCTCGCACCGTTGTTAATCCTTGGGAGAGCGGACGCATCCTGCTTACACAGGATTTGGAAGTTGGAAAGGTTCAATATGGACCTATTGCCGCCGAAAATTCGGCGCAGGTTCAAAAAGTGGCAACAATGGCAAAAAGGGACTTTACCCTTGTAACCAAGTGGGCAACTCACGAGCCGTTCCAAGAATGGACAAAAGCGGAGGCTAACGCGTTTCCAGTGCTGAATGACCCCGATAGTTTATACTATTTGGACGTTGAGCATACTGCTTGGGGCGCAGATGCTTAGTAAACGATAAAGATATCCTTACTCATGACAATTACAGAAGCCATAACAAGTTTTCCCGCTTTAGATGATGTAAATCCAAAGCAAATTGAGATAGCAATTAGCCGGAGGTACTCATATATTGATGGGAGTTACGAGTTTTCGGCTTCTGTTACTAAAGAAGTTGATATTATCGCCGCCGACCTTATGATGCTGGTAATTAATAACCCCGAATTTACCGAGGGGGATTTAACTATCAAATATGGTACGGAAGAGCAAATTAAGGCGTTAAAGGCAACGGCAAAACGTATTTATGACAAATACGGCGATGATGCCGCCGATACCGTTTACAAAACCTTTCAACCGGGCATATCAAACAAATCTAACTTATGGTAAGATACCCACATACATTTAGCTACTATCCGCAAGGTGGGAGCTTTCAAAACGGCGATTATTTGCCGGGAGAATCAAACGCCGTTGAGTTTAAAGGGAGGCTCGTTTTAGAGCAAAACCAAAAATTAAACGAGGACGGTAGTATGATACAAACGGAGGGTAAAATTTACTGTAGGAATATAGGTTTCGAGCCACAGAAAGGTGATACTGTAAAATTTGGCAATCGTTCATTTAAAATCTATTCGCCCGAAATACGGCAGCAATATGTGTGCTTATGGGTACTATGAAAATTGTCAATCTCGGTCAGGTTCTGAAGCGCATCGACAACGTGCAGAAAGAAGCCGATAAAAAGACCTTGGAAGTTTTCAAGTACCTCGGCGAAACATTTGTAAAAAGCGCACGTGAAAATCGGGAGTTTGAAGATGATACAGGCAACTTGCAATCATCAATAGGCTACGCAATAGCTAAGGATGGTAAAATGCTATTTGAATCGATAAACGGATTAGGAGACGAATATCAAGAACTTGAGGGTCGTGAGCATGGGTTAAGATTAGCGGAAGCAGTTATTAGAGATAATTCGAGCGGATGGGTATTGGTAGGATTAGCGGGTATGGATTACGGTATTTATGTCGAGGCAAGGGGCATCGATGTAATTAGCGGTTCTATACCGGGAACTCAGAAAATTTTAAAAGAAATCATTAACGGACTTGGTTTAGATGAAAACGGGATTGGACATAATAGACAGACTGTACTTGATTTGTGAAGCTACCGGAATAAGTAATCTTATTTCAGGAACTGTTCATAAGTCAAATTATAATCCGAAGCCCAATAGCATCGAAAGCGAGTTTATTATCATCAATACGCTAAGGCTCACTAATTACGATGTAATAAGAGGCGTTCCCGCTAATATCAATCTATATGTAGCCGACATTGACGGCGAAATAGATTCTACACGGCTAAGGTATTTAGCCGGAGAAGTTGAAAACCTTTTAGGCAAATATGCGAGCGTTAAGAATAGCTTGGTTTTGGAACAAACGGTTCGAGATAAGGACGGCAATTACACAACAAACGAGGTTGATTTATCAAAGGAGTATTTCAAGTTTAAAATTGCAACTACTCACGGACCATTTAAAGACGAAGCGGAAAAGGTCTTTAGCAAGCACAGCAAGCACAACATAAGGGTTAACTGTTGGATTGAACAATAACTAAAAGAATTAACAATGTTTTTTAAATCAGTAGCAAAAATAGAAATCGGAGCATGTGGCGCATCCGGAGCAATGGGTACATCATTGACTGATTACCGTAGCCTTTTGAACTCAAAGAGTTTTAAATTGAATTTGCCAAAACCTACCACAAAATATAGAGCCTATATCGATGGGGATAATGCTCCCGCCGTTTCCAAAAATGGCAGACCCGACCCCCTAACATTAAGCTTTGAACTGATGAAATTAAATACGGCCTATTTGTCTGAATTTTTAGGAGGCGAAGTTAGTGACAGTGTTTATGAGCATGGAGTTGAGCGTGTAACCGTTGAGCGCTCTGTAAAAATCACGGGCGATATGGAAAACGGCAAACAATTCTGTATTGAAATTCCACGCGCATCTATCGCAGCCGGTATAGAAGGTGGTGCATCGGAAGATGACGAAAGTATAGTAGTGCTAACCGCCGAGTGTGAAGCCTTAATACCGTTTGACGCAGATGGTAATAAGCTAAAACCATGGAGAGTTTACGATGCGGTTGCTGCGGCAGCGTCAGAATAAAAATTCGAAGGGGTTAACAGCCCCTTTTAATACTTTTAGGCGATGACAGATAAACAAGAAATCGAAGCGTTATTAGAAAAACGCAAACCATTAAAAATATCGGAGAACTCCCCCACTTTTTTACAGAAAATTGGGCTGCAAAAAAAAGAATATGTAATTGATGTAAAACCTCTACCACTGGGGGTCATTTACCAAATTACAGAATGTCTTTCAGGGGTTGAGGACAATGTACCCAAAGATGGCTCTATTGTAGATACCGCCAAGTTTGTTCAAAAAAACAAACACATTGTAAATCGAGTTATAGCTCATGCAATGATTTGTAAAGCCCATTTCGAGCCAAAAGAGCGACATTATAAGTTTATAGAAGATAATGTGCCGGTATCTCACGTTACTCATATTTTCCTGTTTATTCTTTCACAAGCCGATTTAGGAAATTTTACGAACGCTATCAGATTAGTGACTCGGAAACTGATAGCAAAGGATTCAGAAGCCGGGCAAAAATAATAGGCATTGCGCTAAGAAATACCTCACTCTCCATTGACGAAATTATGTGGAGAGTGAGCTATCAGAAGCTAATGGCAATACTATTATCAAGCCGTCACATTTCCAAAGAATCTAAAAAAAACGAGGTAAGCGGAGATGACTTATATAATCAATTAAAAGAGGCACAGAGGTATTTATAATGGGAATTTCGGGAGGCATACAAGGGTTACACTTCGTTAATACAATGAACAATGCGGGGCTTCGCAAAGGGGCTACCGAGGCTAAGGGTATTATCTCCGGTCTTAGCGGAAATATTGCATCTATGGCCCCGTTCTTGCCATTAGCTGCCGGAGCTACAATACTTGCCGGGCTTTCAGACGCTGCGCTTGATTTTGCCAACGAGTTTGGTATGGCCATGCGAGAGGTGCAAACTATCTCCGAGGCAGTGCAAGAAGACTTTGAGGGCATAAGCGACCAAATAATAGATATGGCCGCACAAGGTCCGGACGATGCGATTGAACTTGCAAAGGCATATTATCAAATTGTTTCGGCGGGTTATGACGGTGCGGCAGGATTAAATCTTTTGGATGTTGCAAATAGAGCAGCTACGGCAGGGATAACCGACACAAAAACAGCTGCGGACGGTTTAACAACTATTCTAAATGCGTGGGGTAAAGATGCTTCGGAAGCCGAAAATGTAGCCGATATTCTATTTAAAACTGTAGAAAAAGGTAAAACTACCTTCCCCGAATTAGCGAGCAATATAGCCACGGTTGCGCCTATGGCATCTGCTATGGATATTTCCCTCGAAGAAATTACCGGAGCAATAGCTACACTTACGAAGCAGGGAAATACAACTCCGGTTGCAATGACACAAATCCGTCAAGCTATTATCGGGTTAAACGAAAATTTGGGAGACGGTTGGAGCAAAGCAATGACACTCCAAGAGGGGCTGCAAAAACTACGAGATATGGCAGGTGGCTCTGACACGAAGCTAAAAGAGCTAATGGGGCGTGTTGAGGGAATGAATGCCGTACTTTCTCTTACAGGAGATAAAACTACCGAAGCAACTGAAGATTTAGACACCATGACCACGGCGGTAGGCTCGATGCAAACAGCTTACGAAACCATGATGGAAGAAGCCGACAACAAGTGGAGTATGGTTCACAACAAATGGCAACGAGAATTAAAGGGTCTTGGAAGTGCGGCAAAAGTAGCGTCAACAGGTCTTGCCGACGCTTTTAACGCCCTACTTACAGACCCTGAAGATATAGAGATACTTCCAAAATCAATATCAACCTTTACAGATAAGGTTGCAGCCCTAAAAGCTCTTGGTAATTCCGCGGGAATGTCGTGGCTAAGTGCAGGATTTACCAAAAGTGAGGATTTAGAAAATCGCCTAAAAGCGGTTGTAAAAAAAGCTAACGCTGGTTTTACGGATAAGGAAACAAAACTAACAGAAATACTCGGAATTAAAGATGCTAACGAGCAACTAGAGAAACTACAGAAATATTTAGAGGAAATACAAAAAGAAAGTTCAACAGATTTAAAATACCGCGATGATTCAGATGGCGGAACCGCAATAAATAGCATTCGAAAAAAGAAATGGGAAAGCATAATAGAATCAATAGAAACAGCAATAGAGAAAGCTAAGGAATTTGATAACGGTAATGGCGGAGGCGGAGGTAAAGTAAAAGTATGGACAGCCACAGAAAGCAAAAAAACAATAAAAGATTTAAAAAAGCAGCTTGGCACCGGAACGGCGGATAATGATGTAGAACTTTTAATTGCTATTGACGCGGAACAACAGAAGTTAAACGCTTTTTATGAAAAAGTAAGAGAGAAATTCACACAAGCAATAAATGACGGGTTGGTTAATTCTAATTTTAAAACATTAGATGCGGACAATACAAATACGGAAACAAAATCACTAGAGATTACTGGTCTTAAAACAAAAGAGATTAAAGCGCAATTAGCCCCCGTAAAAACATTAACAAAACAAGAAAAAGAAGCTCTTAAAACTGAAAATGATAAACTTGAAGCGCTACATAATCAAACTGTTAATTATCAAAAATTATTATCCTCAATTAATCAAATATCAGGAGCGGTTTCAGAAATAACAAATGAATATGGAGAGCAACTTGGATTAACCGAAGATCAGGCTAAATGTATTAACGATGGCATGAATGCATTACAGGGTGTGGCTGATATAGCACAGGGAAATTATGTCGGTGGCGTTCTAAAAATCGCGTCATCTATAATTAGCCAAATAAACAGCAGAAGCGAAACTCTAGCAGAGCGATTTGCTGAGATATATGAATATGTAAACATGATAGTTGCATCTATGGAAGTTGCAAACGAAACGTTTAACAACTTAGGCAGTGGCGATATTGCAGCATTCTACGCATTGGCAGAGGTACAAAAACAGTTAACAGGATTAATTGATGATGCTAAAGAATTAAACGAGCAATTCGACGAAAATACAAGTTATCAACCTAGAATAATAGACAAGACTAGTTCAAACAGCTACTTTAGAACTGTTGACTATGAAAGCGTGAGAGAATCAATGTCAGAGTTAGAATCTGAGATGAACGAATTAGCAAGCCACTTATACGGATATATATCAACAGAACAGAGAGAGGCTATTGAAAGCCTTTTAAATTCATACAACGAACTTGTAAGCGAGATGGACTCTATAACAGAAAGTCTTATTGGTACAACAGTTGACGACTTAGCAACATCTTTAGTTGACGCTTTTTTAGAGGGCGAAGATGCAGCTGAAGCTTGGGGGGATAAGGTTAATGACATTGTGAGAAACATAGTCACACAGCAGCTTGTGGCAACATATCTAAATGAGCCTATTCAAGCGGCGGTTGATGAATTAATAGCAAACATGGGGACAAGCGACAATGGTAACGGCTCAAGTGGGAGAACTAATGGCAATAGCGATAGTGATAGTGGCGACGAAGATAGTGACATTGTGTCAACCGAAGATATCGAGAGTTTTAGTAACTCTGTATTGGCGGCAATAGAATCGGCAAGCCCCGCAATAGAAGCTATCATAGAAGCACTTGAAGCCTCAGGGATATCATTTTCAGATAGTGACAATAGTCAAAGCGCATCATCTGGGGGATATGAAACTATATCGGAAGATACTGCGAGTGTACTAGAGGGCAGATTCACAGCCTTACAAATGTATGGGGCTGAAATGCTGACATTACAGCAGCAAATGCAACCTGATATAGTTTCAATAAACAATTACGCTCAATTAACGGCGGAGAGCGTAAAGGAAACGCGAGATATATCACTATTATCGGTAGATTATTTATCTAATATTTCAAACTACACGAGCGTACTACCGACAATGGCAAGTGACATTGAGAAAATTAAGAAAAACACGGCAGGATTATGAGCGGGAAAGTCTATATAAATGGGAGCAACATCTACACCACATGGAAAATGTTCTTAGAAGATGGGGCATTCAACAATTTAATGCTACCCGCCCCAATGAAAGATTATATTGAGAATAATTCACGATTAGCACACGGCGAGGAAATTCTCGACACCGCCGTAAAAATCGACAAAAGAGACATTAAAATAGTATTTTGCTTTAATACAACGGAAAGCAATATATATGCTCTTTACAGCTCATTTGTAAACACCCTGCAAAGTGGCAAAATCTCGCTATACGTGGAAGATTTAGGAATAACGTTTTATCTCTATTATAGGAAATCGACTGATTTTAATTCTATAAATGGCTTTGCAAAATTAGCAGTAACATTCACAGAACCCAACCCGACCAATAGATTGATTGATGAGTAGCTCGATAAACATATATGATGCTTCGGGTGAGTTGTTGCGTACGGTAACGGTTACGAAAGAGGCGGAACATGAAGCCGAGTTAATGACTTCCGATTTCGTTACTTTGTCTTGGAGAGATACGACGGGGGAAACATTGCCTATCGGTTCTTATATTGCTTACGAGGGGAAAACATACCGCTTAATTGAGCCATATAAACCGGACATGAAATCGGACGCGGAATATAGGTATGAGCCGGAATTTCATTCTGATTTTATGTGCCTTCAAATGCGCCCGTTTTTCTTCTTAGACCTCGACACGGAAGGGAATATTACATCACGGGAAACGTCTTGGGATTTAACCGCTACAATTGGCGACTTCTTAGATAATATTGTCGCTTCGATATTAGATGAAACGGGCGAAACATATACATATTCCCTTGATAGCTCTTTAACAGGAAGCAAAACACTTTCATTTGAGAATGCAGACATTATATCAGGGTTAAATCAAATATGCTCAGACAGTGGTTGGGATTGCGAGTGGTGGGTAATTGATACTGTAATTCATGTTGGAACTGCGAAATTTGGCGACAGCGTGACATTGGAAGTGGGAAAGAATATAACTTACCCAACTTCGATAAATAGAAGTTCTAACGGCTATTATACACGGTTTTACGCTTTTGGTTCAACTCACAATATCACACAAGAATATCAATCGGGAAAATCGACAAATTATGTTGTAGATAAACGCCTGGCATTACCGGCAGCAACTTGCCCGAATGGTTATAAAGATATTTCGGAGGATTTAACGGATAAAGAAATCGCCGTTAAGGTTCTAATTTTCGACGATATTTATCCTCGCTCTTATTTGACAGTTTCAGACGTTAAACAAGAAATTAAGTATTATTACGATAGCGACGGAAATAAGGTAGTATTAAGCACAGCAGCGGACGGCACAGTAACTTATCAGACTTACGCTATTTTCTTTTTTAAAATCGACGACTACAACTTTGACGAGGACGATATTATTGACGGCGAAACCCTTACCGCTTATTTTAGCTCAGGGAATCTACAAGGATGGGAGTTTGAGTTAGGGTATGATAGCGAGAATAAAGAATTTGAAATAATTTTAGATGAAAGCACAGGAACTATAATACCTAACGAAATCCTTATTCCTGCGGCAGGCGATAGCGTGGTTTTATGTGGAATCGAAATGCCTACTGCTTACGTGACCGCTGCAGAGGATGAATTGGAAGAAGCTCTCGACAAAGCTATGCCGCAATATTATTCTGATTTTGATACCTACACGGTTAAATCAAATCCGGTGCAATTCAATGCGGATGGAACGAGGCTAAAACCGGGAATGGTAGTTACATATATCTGCGGAAATTATACGCTCGAAACCCGTGTTTTAAAGGTTGTCGAAAAATTAGATTTCCCATGTGTCGCCGAAATAGAATTTAGCGAAGAACAAAAGACAGGAAGTATCACATCATTAAAAGAGGAGGTAGCTACAGTAAGTAACAGCGTAAAAGCGTTATCGGCGTTAACGGACGTTTATAACGCGATTATTAATTCGCTTAGTTCTTCGAGTAATAATATGGCTGCTCGACTATTAGGCTACTGGAAGAAAACAGAGTTAGTAAAAAGTGGCAACTACCTATATTTTCTTAATAAGAAAGTACATGCTGGTTATGCCGATAAAGCAGGAAAACTTACGCATAGAGTAAAAGGAAAGAAGAAGCTAACGGCTTCTGATTCTCGAACGATAACGGTCAATTTTGGCGACACTTTCAGCGAGGGTGATGTAATTCAGGAAAACTTTAGGGTATACAGATATAAGAAATATAAGGGGAAATACATAAAGGCGGATGTAGGCTATCACTTTATAAAAGAAGAGTGGTTTAACTACGAGGGCTGCGAAATAGTAATAAACGATAATGTGCCCTTGGTCGGTGTGATTTTCAGTTATGAATTTGAGAGAATAGACAATTAAACAATTAAAGAAAATGAAAAAACTATTATTAATCTTAATGTTATTTGTTACGTGTGTAGTGCACGGACAGGAAGTAAACGGCGACCTTATAAAAGCGGTTGATACATTATCGACCGGTAATTATCTTAAAGTCGGGGGAAAGGCTGTTGTAGATAGCTCTTTGACTGTTAACGACAGCCTAAAGGTGTCGAAATCGGCGGTTTTGAATAAGAATTTAACTGTCGGGAAAAACACTGACATCGGAGGAAACACGACTATTGGCGGAACATTAATCACTTCCGGCAAAACAACCCTTAAGAACACACTTGATGTAACAGGAGCGACAGACGTAGGCGGTAATTTTTCCGTAACCGGCAAGACACAACTAACAGGAGATGTTAACGCCTCTAACTCTGTGTTTGTCGGTAAAACTATCGGCTCTCCGAATTATTTCAGCGGATTCGCGGGCAGCGGTTGGCGCATAGACGGCGACAGCTCTCGGTTAACGCTCGATTACTTAACAGTTAGAAAGTCGGCGAACTTCTACGAGCTTGTTGTACAAAAGATTCGAAGTATAAACGGCGGTCTTGTAATCTCGGCAGGTAATGCGAAAATAGACAGCGTTAGCGTATCGGGAACAACCTACAAAATATATCCTGTAGACACGACTATATCTTTCGTTAAAAACGATATAGTGCGCTGTCAAGTCTTTAGTGGAAAACAGGTAAAATATTACTCCGCTCTCGTAGATGCTGTCGGAAGCGGATATTTCACAATGCATGTCATCGACGGAGACGGGACACCTGCCCCCGGAGATGAAATCGGGCAGTTTGGAAATACGACAAATACAGCACGGCAGGGACTAATTTACATTACAGCGGTAGATGATGATTCTCCCTACATCGATGTTTTAGGCGGTGTAAAATCTGCGAACCTTGCGGGATGTACAAAAGTTCGTGTAGGCGATCTATCGGGGATAACAAGCGAAAAATTTGGGGTGCTTTCCGGCTACGGAATATATGGGCAAAACTGCTACCTCGAAAATGGGAATTTTAGCGGAAAAATAAACGTAACAGCCGGCAATGCGGCGACCACGGCAGACGTGGAGAATGCGAAGAGTAGCGCAATAAGCACGGCTGCGACAGATGCAACGAATAAGGCCAATAATGCCTTATCTTCCGCAAAAACATACGCCACGAACCTCACGAATGCCCTCGATGCAGAAAAGCAGGACGCTGTCGTGAACGGCAAAACGCTAATTGAAGGAGGTTATATTAACACAGATTTCCTCGAAGCCGGAAGTATTGCAGCAGACAAAATAAACACGAGTACGCTTGTCGTCTCATCCTCGAACGTAGACGGGCTGAATGACGAGATAAGCAGTGTTGTAGATTTAATAGAAGTAGGGGGCACAAACTTGCTGTTAAATTCGAATTTTAAAAATACAGCGCATTGGGGTGTTTCACACGGCGGAGAAAGAGCATGGATAAACAGAACAGATGATATGCCCTTTGCCTCGAAAGGCGCAATTCAGGCAGTCGCAACAGAAAAATATGTTTATGTTTATCAGCGTGTTAATTTAGATTTATCAACAGAATACACAGCAACTTTTTATTATTACGTTCCTTCTCAAATCGAAGGCCAAGCTAAAATTAATATTTTTTTGAATCCTTCGTGGAGAACTGTTGGCTCAAAAATAATAACAGAGAGAGGGCACTGGGCAAAAGCTTCATTAACATTTACTTCGTCAAATGACATCACTCAACATATCATTGCGTGCGGGTTAACAGCTACGGCGGGTGACACGGTAAAAGTGTGTCTCGCAAAGTTAGAAGAAGGCAACAAAGCAACCGCCTGGAGCCCAGCCCCGGAAGACCTCGAAAGTTACGCAGACAATAAGGCCAATGAGGCTCAGTATAGTGCTATTTCAACAGCTTCGACCGACGCTACAACAAAAGCTAATGCCGCTCTAGCAAGCGCACAGAGCTACGCCGCGAACCTCACTAATACGCTCGATGCAGAAAAGCAGGATGCAATAATTAACGGCAAAACTTTGATTGAGGGCGGATACCTTAATACCGATTTCTTAGAAGCTGGAACTATCACGGGAAACAAGATAGCAGGTAACACGATAACAGGGAATAAAATAGCTGCTGGAACCATTACGGCAGATAGGCTTGTCGGGACAGATATAACGGCCCTGGGTGCGGTAACAGCAGGCTCATTCAACCTCGGAAGCGGTAATTTTAAGGTAACCTCGGACGGCGCTCTTACGGCGAAGAACGCTACAATAACAGGAAATATCACTGCGGATACGCTTTATTCGAACAACGTCGATGTCGACGGGGGCACGATTGGAGGTTATAAGATTTCTGGATCTGGAATCGTTAACGACGATGGCAGCGCTTATGTTATCTGTAAAAACACAAGTGCTGGCAAAGATGCTCGAATAGGAACCTCTGTTTTTCCTTACAGTTGTGGAGTTTCAGGCGTGGCGTTATTTTCAAATACAGACAGTTCTGTGTCTGATATCTACGGTCTATACGCGAAGGCTGTAAACAGTGGTGCTGGCGACGGAATCGCCGGTAAATTTGTCGGCGATATAGAGGTAACCGGAAGAATGAATGGCATAATGTCGATTCCCTCGGAACACCAGACTTCGCCTGGTGATTCCGAAACAAATTATTTGTCGTCCGGGTATTATCTTTTTGTCTTAGATCAGAAAACAACGACGCGAAGTTATTACCTTCCGTACGCGAGTTCTTACAAAGTCGGAGAGTGCATTCGCGTCGTGTGCTGGAACGATAGTGATGCTCGCATTTATCCGCGTGGGAGTAACACTATTAACGGCTATACAGGATCGCAGAAACATATAACCTTTAAAAGTAGTTCGGATTGCTGCACGTTGCGCAGCAACGGATTGAGTGGCAGTAAAGGACAATGGATGATTGTTAGCGCGGGGGGAAGAAGCTTTGAATTTTAATCGAAAAAAATAAACATGAAAACACTATTTATTCTATTATTCGCGCTTTTCGCTCTAGACACAACAGCGCAAGACACAACTACTGTAAACATAACTACAGACACAACATTATCTAAAATTGATTCTGTTGTTGCAAAAAACTATGATTTATATTTTAACCAAGAAGGTGAAACTTTCTGGCTGAATTACGAAGATGATTCTCTCGAAGTCGGGGGAACAATGTCGCTATCTGAAAGCGCAGAATTGTTTATTAAATTCTGTAAAGAATGTCTAGAAACAAAAAACGATACGATAATGCCGCAGCCTTGCGTTGCGGAATAATAATGTATAAAGAAAATGATAACAACAGAGAACGCATCAATATCAGATTTTTTGTACAAGATTATCGCCTCTATTCTTTCGCTTTTCTATGATGCGCGAGTAGTGCTGAGCGCGGTGCTTGTTCTTATACTACTCGATCAGATAGTTGGTGTTACATATGCGGTATCGAAAAAACAATTTTGTTGGAAAAAATTCAACAAAGTTTTCATAAAGGTGATAATGTATATGGTAGTTATCATTTCAAGTTTCGTGTACGAAAGATTTTTACTTAGCTCAAGCGAAATCCCTTTTACTAAAATTATAGGCGCTCTAGTCGGAGCCAAAGAGTTAGGCTCATCCTATATGACCTTCAAGAAATTCTCGGGAGTAGATTTAAAAGAAGCATTAACTAGAATAAAAACAAAGATATGA